TGTCCGCCACGCGGACCACCAGTAGCACCTAAGCCATCATCACTTATTGCATTGGAGGGAGCCCCTAGATTAAAGATATCTGCCATGAGAAATCTCCTTTCATTACTTAATTAACTACTCAGGGCAGGTGTCATACCTACCCAAACAACTTGTCAAAGTCAGTAGCAGAATCATTCAATGAATCAAATACTTGATCATCTGTTGATTTTTCTGCTCTTGGACTATTAACATCCCCTGTACTTGTAGGTATATTTCGTACGCTTTTCATTTGACCTAGAATATCATCTTTTGTAGCTTTAGCAACATTAGCTTCAGATTTATCTCTATTAACTAAATAATAAATATCATCTAAAGTTAACTTTCGTGTTTTAGCTATAGTGACTAATTCTTTAAACTCATTATCTGACAAGTTTCTACGCTGTCTGAAGTCAGAAATATCTTGTTGATACTTACGAGTTTTAGCTGTTTTTTGAGCTTTAACTCGTTCTTGTTCTAAGATATTATTAACTTTTTGCGTTGACACTTTATCAATATGAGCTCCTAGAAGTTTTGCAGAATCAGATCCTGGATCATTAAAAGCTTCTTCTTGATCAAATATAAAATCATCAGATAGCCCTAAATTCTCTTTAACTGATTGTGCTGGTTTACCTCCATTTACCAAATAATCACGTACTGTATCCACAAGACCGGGGTCTTTACGCATTGCATTAAGAAGTGGTTCAAATGATGAAAATTTATTTATTTCACCACGTAGTTTAGTAGCTTCCCTACTAGAATCCTTATACCTCTTCTCCCAGTCAACTTGTTGTGTAGATTTAGGATTTGAAAGATTTTGAGGGGTTGCCTCGATGGGGCCCTCATCATTCAAAGTTGTCTGTATATCTTCACCTAAGTCATCCTGTACAGCGCCATTTACTTGACGCTCTAATTGGTCAAAAAAGTCATCTGAGGAGCCATTACCTGGGTTACCTCTGTTTTCTTGTTCCAAATTCATTTCAATCTCCCTTTCATGTTATTATTAAATATATCACTTTTTAGTATTATCTTGCAACACTTTTCTTTTTAAAGTTTCACTTTCTATTGCTTTCTTTAATTTACTACCCTCAAGGTCTGCATTTCTACGTCTATTTTCACGTAAAACTTTTTGCTGAGCCTTGGTTTCGTAAAATTCTTTATCCATACCTGATTTAATATCAGCTTTCTTTTGACTAACTTCCACAGATGCTTGCATAACTTTATTCTTAATACCAGCTTGAACCAATTGTCTTTCAAGTGTTTCAATAGTACCTTGAGCGTCTTTAATTTGTCCTTCCATAGAAGAAACTTTTCCTTGTAATTGAGCATACATACTTTTACGTTCTGCAATTTGCTCTTTATTTCTAACATCAGTTTCAGCAAGTACCGCCATATCATCTATTACACCTAATTGAAGCAATTGTTTCATCTCATCTAAATATGCCCATCTATTAACAGGTAGAGTAGATCCAGATATTATGCGAATATCAAAATTAGCTGCACTATAATCTTTCCATTTACCAATAGCTTCTCCCATATCATTATACATTGGGACATTAATTTCAACTTCTTTTTCTCCCTGTAATGCATTAGGTTGAACAATTCTAAAAACTTTATGTGCAGTATAAACAGCTTGAGTAAATTGTTTAACTACTGTTCCTAATTGTTTCAAAGCTGGTTCAATATTATTTTTCAACCATCTTTTTACACGTCTTGTACCATATTCATCCATTGCAAGCATACCACGATATGTATCATGTTGAGCTGAAGTGTCTCCCTGCATAGCTCCATAAATACCAGCTAAATATTCCATATCCTGTTTACCCTCATTTACGATACCAAAAAAGGCATTAGATAATGGAGCTGGTTGTACTGGTGTTGGAGGAACAGCTCCTGGCCTTACAGGTAGTAATGCTCCAGGACTACTAGAGTATTGCTCCCAATAGTCAGTGTCAATAGCTCCTTCTTCATGCATCCATCTTAATGATGACCCTAATGATGCATTATGTACCATTAATTGATGAGCTTTATTTAACTCTCTTTGTTTTCCAATAAGTGGAGAAACAGCTGAGATTGGGAATGGAGTACCTGTCCATTTAAAGTGAAACGGTACAATAGGATACTCTGTAATATTACTTGGTAAATACTTGCTGTATAATAATGTATCTCCTACAAGACAAGTTTGTTTAATTTTTGATTCATAAAAAGGAATCTGATCTACTAATAAAGAAGCAAAAGTAGGATTTTCAGATAATTTATCAAATTCTTTTTTAGTTACAATAGAGTTTTCAATCTTAGTTGATTCTGCTTGTAACTGACTCATATATTGTTCTTCAGTTTGTTTGATTTGCTGCTCTATTCCTTTTTGCAGTTTCTGCATTTCAAGCTCAAATCTTTCCTGAATAATTTCACCAGCTTCTAGTTGTTGTTGTAATTGCAACTGCTGTTCAGCAGCTTTAACAGCCAATTCCTGTTTTAACTCTTTCATAGCTACAGCAACTTGTTGTTGGATAGATGTAATAGCTTCCTTGCTTGGAGGAACTTTATGGAATACATTTACATATTGAATCTTCTCTTTTTCGTACAATTCAAATAATTCTAATAATTTATCTGTTTCTCCCGTAAGAGGATCAACTGTTTCAGATTCTGGTATATCTTTATAATCAAAATCTTTTTGAAATGCACCTAAACTTTTCTCAGTGTAAGTATAATCAATGTTTTGATCAGAGGATGCTCTTTTAATTTTACGAGCATGATCAGGATATAGTTCTCTCAAATGAGATGCAGGTAATACTTTCCTAATAAATACAAAGGCAGCATCCCTAAATAGCATATCCCTTGACTTAGGATCAACATAAACATCAAACGGTTCTGGCTGTTTAATGATAACATCTCCCATACCTTGATCACTATCAGGGTCAACATCTATCATCAAATAACCCATAGATTTAGTAACTGAATCATTAATAGCATTAGCATATAATGTAGAACCATCAGATTTATCCCACACATAATCTGCCATATCTGAAAAGACTGCTGCGACATCTATGTCACTACCATCAACACCTATTGCTTGCCAACGTGGAGCATTAGCTGTAGCATAGAAATTAAGCATCTCTACTACTGGCATAATCCTATTAATCGTAAAAGTAGGCATACCTTGTTCTTCTAATGATATCCGTTCATCTTCAGTTAACTGATTGTCATTAGAAAAATCAAACCCTTTCTGATTAACATATTCCCATTGGGACCTAACAGAGGTTTGAATCCTGTTAAATAATTGCCTAACTCTTTTTACTTCTTTATTTTGTTTTGCCATAATTATTTCCTTGTATGTTCTCCTATTATAGGATTATAACCTGCCCTATGCTCCCATCCTTTACCATACTTAGCTACTAATTTAGAATCTAATGATTTATAATATTGCTTTTGATATTTTATAATAGCATTCATTAATTTATCTTCTCCTATATTAGGATCTCGCAAGGCAAACTCATATGCTTTTTTTGTATTACCACCATCTAAAGCTAACTTACCATCTACTGTTAATACTTTTTTACCTATCACATCATTAATTGATTCCTGCAGAATAGCATGAGCTGCACGTGGACCAGCATTAATAGAAATATCTGTTAACTTATATGTAATATTATCATTCGCTCCAAAGTGATATCTTTCCTTTTCAAGAAAATCATTTAAGTAAATTACTTGAGCCTCTTGCTTAGAGATTTTGCTTATATTTAAATTAGGATACATTCTCTTGCTAATTCCATATTTTGTCTCCCCTCCAGGATCGTCAGGATCATTAACGTATCCCGCTTCCGATACAATTACTCCATCTAAAAATTCTACATCACGTTTTGCTTGCGGTAAATTTCTTTTCTTTGTCATGCTACCATCCAATTCTTTGCTTTAGGTCTATGTTTCTTCCATTCCCCTTTTTTGCTTTGAGAAAGACTCCTAGGAGGGTGAGCGTATTTACATGCATAAGCTAATGCATCTATTGTGTCATCATGTCCCATTCTAGGACCAAATGTTAATATCTCATGCTGCAAGTCATACTGTTCTTTCTTAATATGCACAGATCCTACTGAAAATCTTTGAGCTAAGATCTCTTGTATCCTATCTCTTTTAGACATTCTATTACCAGGCTTTTCAGCGTTATATTTAATAGTAAAATCATTTCTTCTTCTCATTTCTGCATTAATTGCCTGAAATACTGGTTTTGACATTGTTGTATCTTCAATAGTAAATAGACTAGGTTTAAATGTTTTATTGTAATCAAAAACATAATCTACAATACCCTTTTTATGATCCCCTGGAATACCCAACACAGGAAGCGAACGCTTACGTAGATAATCAAGTACATAGATATTATTATCAGCATCAACAGCCACAAACAATAATACAGAAAAATCACTATCCCTACGAGTGGAGTCAGTAGCAGGGTCAATCCCTGCGAAGACGTTAACAGGTTTGACATCTCCTTCTTTAGTATGAATGAACGAGACCCCAGTATCTTCATCATGTACGAAGCTGCCTTCCCAAGTCCGAATATGATTCCTAGTAAATATGGAGTCAGCTTCATTCTGGACTTCCATCATATACTCTTGATAGAACTTTTGCGGTTGTCCTGAATCCGCATAAAACTTTTTCTTTCTTTTCATCTCTTTGTGGCCAAACCATGAAGGCCATAAAGGTTCTCCGTCTGGTAAAATTGCTTTGTAAGTAATTACTTTCCAAGAATAATCATCTCCATGAGCTAAGGCTTTGTTGTACCCATCCAGTATCCTAGTAATAAATGCGTCAAAATGAACAGGAGTACCATTAATACGGAGTCTGCCATCCAACGGCTCCAACGCTGGGAATACAACCGCTGTAACCAGGTTAGCAATCTTTGCCCTAGATTCTGAAGTGACCGTGTTATTCTCATCTTCAAAATCATCAAGAATAATAAGGTCATATCTTTTATGAAGCTTAGCTCCACCACGAATACCTGAAAGATTCGATTTACTGATAAGCTTACACCCATTATTAAGTTCAATATCATCTTCTGTCCATTTTTTACCTTTTAAATCACCGAAATAATACGAAATTCTTTCGTTATACTCCAAGTGATATTTTACATAATCTAAATTTGGTATTGAAATCTTACTAGATGCAGCCACCCAACCGTAAAATAAAGGTTCTTGTGTGAATACAAAATCATGCACAATACTACATTTAGTTAATACAGTCTTACCATGTCCTCTAGGGAGCACAACAGCTAGTTGCCTGACATTCTTATCATTTAATGCATCTACTACCTCATAATGAAAGAAAGGAGTTTCACTCCTCATAAAATCATCTGGAAGAAATAACTTGCCAAAAGCAACTAAATCGTTCTTAGCAAGCATAAGTTGCTCTTCCATCTTGGAGACATTATGCATATTTATATTAGACATTATGCTAAGTCTTGTATGGTCTCTTGTTCTTCCATTGGTTCAGCAGAATGTGCTCTAAATCCTTTTAAAGCTGAAATCCTCATCAACCCTATGTCCTGTCCATATACAGACTCCCATATTGCAGCAGGATCTTTTTCAGGTACAGCTTCATTGCGTAATTTATGTAAAAAATCATGTGAAGGATTATGTAATTTTACAAAATTAACAAATTCTAATCCAGTTCCTTTTTCAGGAAATTCTTCTACAAATTCCTCATATGCCTTGTTAAACACCTGCATGGCAAGTGCATCATATAACTCTTTTTCTTTATTGCCAGCCTTACCATATGAAGCAATTAAAGCTTTAGACCCAAATGATAAAGGGATATCTTCTTTAATAAAATCATTAATTACCTGATCTTCAATCATCTGATCTTGCATTCTCTGTTGGAATTGCTGATCTGTTTCGTTAATTTGCTTAGCCATTACTCCTCCTTACCCCATACTCCAATAGGACAAAATGCTTTCTTGAATTTTACCTTTACCCTCATAAAACAACCGCATTGATCGCACCTATTTTTTTCATTTAAAAATGGGCATGATTCACAATAATCCCATCTCTCCATTTCAGTTTCATCAGACACCTTACCACTTAATAATGCAGTAAGACCTTTATAATCTATCTTCTGTTTTGGTTTCTGTTGTTTCACTGATCACCTCCCGTGGTCTACTTACTTCTTCTATCATATCATTACTAAAACCTTGAAATAATGCTCCTGATACTTGTGTAATATGAGCTCTACTTTTATCCTCAAGGTCCATAATATCAGCCAGTTTGAACAGAGCTTTTAACTTTGTATCGTCCTTCACTGTGGATTGGATTACCTCCTTAATGCTCTCTAGTACATACCGCTCGTCCAAGTCGAGTTCTGCTAAAACTGGCTTTAATTCTTCTTTCATTGCCGTCCTCACTCTGTCTGTTTTTGTTAATACTGCCGCTTTCATATTAGCATACCCAGGATCATTAGTTGGAAATGCTTTTAAATAAGCTTGAACAGGTTTCATCCCTCCAGCTAAATAATGCACAAAGATTCTTTCATGCTTTGATAAATTAGTTCTATCAATTACTGCATCATCTGCAGTCTTGTTCCCTCCAAATGAATAAATATTTATCCTTTTAGATGTATCCATCTTCTTATTAGGCCATGCTGCAAACGTACCAGTGCAAGTGCCCAAATAAGCAACCGTGCGATTCTTACCTTTAGCACGTTTCATTTCCCCTTTACGTAAGATCTGAATCACACAGTCGTCATCAGCCTTTACCCAGTCATTGACATTGGCTTCTCGCCAGTTCGACCGAACAATCAGCCCCTCTGGCAGTTTATCATCTAGGTCATAGACTTTATGTTCAATACCGTTTACACGGTAAATTCTCATTTTTTCTTTTTCCTTTGTGCTGCATTTAATAATTGCTCTTGAAAAAACTTAGGAGAAGAAGGTTGATCTCCCCTTTTATATTGCCTTAGTCCATTAGGACCTACTGAAAATGGATTAGGTTGTCCACCAGGTTGTCCACTAGGCTGTTCTTCAGGCTGTAAATTTAATACAGCTGGTTTACCACCTTGATTAGGATTGTTATTATAACCAGGCTTTTGACCTTTACCTTGAGGCATCCCACCAGGTTTTCCACCAGG